ACAATTCCAGCAATGTTTAATGGTGCTGAACCTGTTCCATCTGTTTGATATAATTCTCCAGTAACGACACCATTTGTACCTGCGTCTGCATCATCTGCGTATGCAGATAGTGGTGCTGATATATGTCTTGCTCCAAGAGTTATAGTTTTTGTATCATCATAAACACTAAGTAAAGTATTATTTCCTGCGGAATGCTTGTCTCCGATGCTAACGATATGCCCAGTAGAACTATCACTTATTGACACACCAAATCCATAACCAGTGTTGTCATATCCTACTTCAAATGGGTGTATACCTGTGTATGGATTCTTTATTGAAACTGTTCCACTTTGTCCTGATATATTTGATTGTACTGTTAACAATTCACCTGAATTATTTATTACAAGATAACCTTCTGCTAATCCCAAATGTTCTGTTATTGAAGCCTTAGAACCTTTTAGTTGCCAAATTGTTCTAGGACTATTTGGAATCACATCTACATCACCAATTCGTATTTCTTGATTTACTCCATCGAATAATGCCATTTTAGAGTAAGCAGTTCCTTGTAACATTTTCCAAGTCCATGAATCACCTAATGTATGACCTGTTGGTGAATAGAAACCTACTGATAGACCATCACCAAGTGAAATAACTGAACTTGTTGGAATAATAATACCACTTCCACCACCTGTTGATGACCAACTCATTGTGTCTGTGTAATAGAGACCTCCAACTGACGAAGCTGCGCCTGAAGAAATGTCTGTAATAGATGTAGCACTTGTCCATCCTGTATCAATAATAGGTTGAATGATGATAAATCCGTCTCCATCACTACCTGCAATAATAGTACCTGTTGAAGCACCATCTGTTACAGTATCTCCTACGGTAAATCCAGGAGTAGTGATTGATGTAAGATACATATAAACAGAGTTCACACTTGCAATACCTGCAGTATAGGTGTTTGGATAAGTACCTATATATGTAGTAGTACTATCATAGTGCATGTCATTGAGACCTGTTCCAGTAAATCCGTCTGATAGTGTGCTTGGTGTCCAGTTTGGAACTGTGCTTGCCAATCCATCGATATAAGCATTTCCATTTGCTACATCTGCAACAACCTTAATATGTGACATCTGTTCATTGTAATCTCCCAAAGTAGAAACAGCGTTTGGAAGGTCAACAAATAAAAGTGACCCAGATGGTGTACCAGTAGTAGGTAATCTCCCTTTTACATAGAATGTATCATCTATAGTATCTGCGTAAAAGTAAAGCCTAGCACCTCCTCCTTTTATAAATGTATCAGAAACTCTGAAAAGATTTCTTCCTCCTGTACCATCAGTCTGTAAGTCGATGGTATTGTTTATCCTGATTCTTGAATCGTATGTTGAATTGTCTGTATGCTCAATAGATATTCTTGTTGAATTAATTACAATATTACCATCTGTTCCAGTCACAGAGTTAGAATAATCAAATGCTGATTCTATATTACTCAATTTTGTTTTTGCAAATATTCCGTTTGTGAAATCTGCGTATGCTCCAAAAAGTGTGTTGGTACTTCCTCCAAATGGAGTCATGTCAAATGCACCTATTATTGAAAATGTATCATTTATACTATCATGACGTTGCAATCCTGCGCCATCTTGAATTAATCCTCCTGCAATATTTCCTAATGTGAATGCGTTTGAAAACTGTCCTGCTCCTGTACGATAACCAATATATGTTTCGTTTGTTACTGAGTCTCGTGAAGCTAATGGGTCTTGGTAAAGATTACCAGAAGCATCTGTGTAAAGAAAGAGATTTGGGTCTGCTCCAATTACTGGATTACCAATTGTTGGGTTTCCACCTCCTCCATTTCCAATTTTTGATATAATAAATGACATATTGTTTTATTTCTTAATTCCGTAAATAATGTGACCACTTACTTCTGTTGCAGCAGATAGGTCTAGCTGTACATTGAAACCAGGTTCAATATCAATCCAAAATGGTAAATCTGGTTGTGTGTTTTCAAACACAAAACTACCATCTGCTTTTAATGCCCATATTGCCAAATCAACAGTAGTAGAACCGTCAGTCTTTTGTAGAGTTATTCTGTTTGCTCCACCATTAGCAACTATTGCTATTTGCTTTATGTAGATATATTGTGTTGGATTTGATGCAATGATTTGATTAGCACCAGATGAGTCAACACTAATTGGTTGTATAATTGGTCGTAGTGAAATTTCCATAGTTTTATAATAAAGAATAAATTAATTTACAGGAATTATCTTCCTTATAACTAACACCACCGAAGTGATGCGAGTTAAAGAGAGGTAAGACTATACAGTTTGACCGTCTCCTTGGCTCCAAACAAAGTTACGCATATCTGATGCACCAAATGTAAAGATTGTGTCAGCTTGCATAATTACGTCTTGGTTTCCAGGGTCAATCATCGTAGGTGCAATGGTGTTAGCCAATGATTCGATGTATTGAGGTCCGTATTCAGTAGACTTGAGACCCATGTCGAACATTCCCCATTGAAGAGCTCCAAGTCCTTTTCCACCGTAGTTCTTAAGAGCTACAATGTTGAATGAAGGAACTGAAGGTGCATCCTGGAATGAACCTGGGTAAATACCTTTGTCAATTGTTCCCTTAATACGTTTAGCAACTTGTTCAGTAGCTGAACCTGCTAGACAGATAAGAGTATCAAGTGTTCCTCCGAGTGGAAGTCCACGACCATCTTTTTTAAGAGCGTGCAATTGGTGAGCAGCTTCGAGAGCTGACATAGAAAATACTGGTGAAGGTGTAATACCATCAACAACAACGTTTGACCAGTTAGAACCACCGTCTTCTCGTGTGTGAGCCTGTGACCACCATTCAATACCGTCAGCTGTAGTAGCATCAACAGTAGTGATGTTAGCAGAAACACCTGAGATTGGAGAGAATGACCATGAAGCGTTAAATCCTTGTGACAAGAAGTTTTGAGCGTAGTATTCCTTTGCAGATTCAAGTGAACGCTGTAAGTTTAATACCTTAGCTTCAACTGATGAATCAAGTTTAGCTTTGTCTTTGAGCTTAATAAGGAAGTGCATTGTCATGAATGACATTGTAGCCTTCACAGTTAAGTGTTGCTGTGTAAAGTTTTTCTCGAATCCTTGGATTGGAGAATCAGATGGTGAGATTTCAGCATCTGCAACGAAGTTAGCCATTCCAAGACCTGTAAGTCCAATATCTGTGGTAACTCGTTCAGCGTTTGTTCGCTTAGTTGAGTATTTCAAATATTCAGAGTCTGTAGCAACACCAACTTTCGCTGTAATGTTTTTTACTCGGTTATCCAAGATAGCTTGGAAGTTTACGAGTAAACCGTTAGAAAAATTCATAATGATTTTAAAGAACTAAATTAATAAGTGTTATTTTGTTACGAATTCGCAAACAATTTTTTTGTCTGCAGCAACTCCGTAAACTCCTACTTGACGAACTACACCAACAGATGAGTCTGTACCTGTGTTGTTTGCTTTATCTCCAGTAGCGTTGAGAATCATTTTTTGACCATTGTGAGCAACGTTAGAGTTGTTTACTGTGTCAGCAATGAATTGGTCGTTTTCAGAAATTTTGAAAGCGTGTGCTGATGCAAGAGCTGCACCTGCGGTAACTGCTGCTGTAGAAACATATTCTGCTTCTCCAAAAGTAGTTGTGTTGTCAGCTGGAACAACGAGTCCTCCAGTATAAACGAGTACTTGTCCATCCAAAATTGCTTGTGAAGTAGACTTAGCAACGTCTTTACCGAATCGTCCGTTAGCTGATGTTACATGTGTAAATGCCATAAGTTTTAAAGAACTAATTTATAATTACAACATCCATGAGAAATCTTGACCAGAATTAGCCTTGATTTTTTCAACCAATTGCTTCTCTTCTGCGTTTTCATCTATGGAAACTGTTTTTGAACCAGAACCTGAAAAATCTACAGCATCAAGTGTTTTTTTCAACTCTTGAGCTTTTTCAATTTTTTGTGCAGAGTTATTTGGGAATAAGTCATCATATGCCATATTTAAAATTGCACTGAGTTGACGTTCGTTTTTACCAGTAAGGTTATAGGTTTCACCAATATATGACATTAACATGTCATAATTATGTTTATTCTGTAACTTTGGTTTAGATGCAATGAAATTACTTTCAAGGGCATCTAGTTTTGCAATACGTTCACGTTCCTCAACAATTTTGAGTACTTCATCTTTCTTAACATATCCTTCTGGAACATCTGTTTCAGGTTCAAAGAAATCTTGCTCTTTCTGTTTAGAGATTAGAGCAACTTCCTTACGTAACTCTTGCAGTTCTGACTTGAGTGCACTCTTGTCTTCATCTGTAGAGGCATTTTTTAGTGCCTGTTGTTTATCCCAAATTTCTTTGCGATATTCGTACTTCCATTCTGGTTCATGTGGAGCACGCACAGGTCCAGTTTCTATTGTTTCAATAGTTTCTGGTTCGGTTGTTGTTTCAACCTCGGTTTTATCAGTTGGAATAATTGTTTCATCCACATCCTTCTTTTCAACCACTTTTGCTGGTGAAGATTCAGCTATTACTTCTGGTGTTTCCTCTGCTACAGTGGTAGCTTCAGGTGCAATACCGAGTTCTTTCTTTGATTCTTCAGTTAGGAAATTATCAAAGTTGAAATCGTCTTGTACGTTGTTGTTTGTATCTTCCATATACACCTATGACGCAAGGCGAGCGATTTATGGTTATTAATATTATACATTATTTAAAACTTTTGTCAAGTAATAAATATGTATTATCGGTTTTTTATATAACCAAGGTTTCGTGCGACCTTTTTTGCGTAATTCTCAACCTGTTCATTTGTATTTCCAGGTTTGAGAACTAGTGAACGGAAGTCTCCTTTAAAGTAAGCGTATGCTAAGTCATCTTGATTAGAGAACTTAATTGGTACGATAACTGTAAAGATGAAGTTGTCCAAAAACTTTAGGAAGAATCTGAAACCATCTTCTTGTTTAAATACTTTGTGAGCTGCTTTTACAAGTTCTGCAGCTTGACCATCTTCTGCGTTTGTAATTTCTTGACCATATGTATTAGAGAATCCAGCTGGAACAATTCCACCAATAAAGTGTAGCTCTGATTCATAACCATCAATAACTTCTTTTGAAAGTTCTGGTTTAACAAGAGTTAACTTTTCGAGAGCCTTATTCACAGCTGCATTATCTGCACCATGTATTGGGTTATTGCCATATTTTGCAATAACCGCATCTGCTCTGGATTCACCACTTGCAATTTCTTCTGCATGTGCCAAACGGTCAGCCTCATTTTCTACTAATGTTTTTGCTTTTTTTGTTGCCATAGAACAATTTACACTACATTACCCAGTAGTGATGGGATACTATGTTAATAAGTCTGGTTTTTATACCAAAAACAACCCCTTACATTCTAAGATGAGTTTGGGTTGCTATTGGCTTTTTCGAGCATTGCTCTATATTGCTCCTGTGTGTAGTTTTCAATAGAAGCGTCTACTCTTAGTTTTGCCTCATCAAACTCTTTTTTATTTATTGTTTTAACTCTTTCATCAATCAAGGCAACACCAAGTGCCTCTTCTGCAATAGCAAATTCAATTGGTACCATGTGTTGAAATGGTATATGAACAACTTCACCTGCTTTAATATCTCGTGAAGGTGTAAGTGTAACATTTCTAGTAACACGAACCATGTTTATTTGTTTATTCTCAACGAACGCTGGTGAAAGAACATCAAAGTTAACATGCTTTGCTAGTAATGAAACTAAATCTTTAGTTGAAAGCTCAAAAGGTCTTCCTTTCTTTGGTATTATTTTAATTATTTTTCCATCCTCAGCTTTTTTAGAGTATCTAATCATTACTGAGAACTCTGGACCATTAAATATAAATCCTTTCTTTTTGTTTGTTTTTTTCATATTATTATATATATGGATTTTTAACTAATTCTCTTTCAAGCTCTAGTCTATCTCCATTAATTGCTTTAGCTACTACGTTTGCAAACTTTCGCACCATTTGCCGCTCTCCATCAATGATAGCAACATCGTAAATTGTATTGAACTCGTCTTTACCACGAAATGTTTGCGGTTGTTCTTGGAGTCTTGATAGGAGTCGAAACATAAGCTCACAGTCTTTCGTCATAGAAAATCGCATAACGAAGTCTGCAAGTTCTGAATAGTTAGTACTCTTAAGTGCATTATTCAAATCATCAATTCCTTTTTGTGGTGTGTTTAATTCTTCTAATGCCTTGTTTACTTCATCAATTTCAACTTTTGTAGATTTCTTTTTGTTTGTTTTTTTTGTTTCCATATTATCCTAAGTTTCCTTTAGCTCCTCTTCCGATAGAGGCATTCATAGCATCATTAAATGGTGTTGATGTTGATTTAAATTCTTGTGTCATTGGTCCAATAGCAGATGGAGTATTACCAATTGGTTGTGGTGCCGATGCTCCCTCTGGTCCATTACCCTCTGCTCCAATCATCTGTGCTGGTGTTGGTGTTGGAGGTTTAGGTTTCATTATTCTGTCGTATACATCCTTAGGGAACCAATCAAAAATAGATTCTTTATTTGTTTCAAGTAATTGGTCAAGTTGCTGTAGTTTTGTACGAGCAAGGTCTGGCATCTGTGTCTCCATTTGTAAAATCTGGTCCGTAGCAGGTGAAATCATTTGATAGATTTGTGTAACACGTTGCTTGTTTATTTCATCTGATGGCAACAACATTGAAGTTGGGTCAATAATGAATTCAATTCTATCAGACATGTGACCACGACTACCAAGGATTGTAAACAATTCACTTGCAGGCATTAAGTAATCATCGGGAAGTTCTTCAACTACATCATCTTTTCCAATTGTATCTTCTTCACTCATTTTAATATCAAAATTAAGTGGTAGCTTTTTAGAATAAGTATATTTTTGAGACTTACTTTTTGGTTTAACATATTCCTCTCCAGGTTCTCCATTGTCTCCCTCTTCATTAAGGTCGTAACTGATACTCATTGGGTCATCTGTAGCAATATCTTCTTCAACAATAGAAACGAAGTATCCAGGATTAAGTTTTACGAATTGATTTAATTCTTCATTACTATTAAGTAGAATTACTTTATCAACAGTATAGATTTGTCGAATCCATGACCATGTTGCATATGCATCTTGTTGTAGACATGACACAACATTGTTTCGTGGAATGATAAGTCGAGATTGTGCAGCCTCCTTCATGATTACAGTAGCACCAAGAGTTCCTTCACCAGCAGTACCAGCAAGAATATCATTGATACCCGTGTTATCTGCAATCTTTTGCTTCTGACTGTCTGCAAAAATGAGTGACTGTTGTACGTTACCAGATGTTTTAATAACATCAATACTTGTACCCTGACCTTTTGGATTGATTACGTTTGGACCTCTGCGGTATGTCATTTCTCCAACACCAGTATTTGTTCCAAAAAGAAGTGGTGAAATTTCTGCTTCAACTTGTTCTGCTGAAAGGCTTTCAATGTAGTTATACATCTCAATGTTTCCACGCATTAATTCTACAAGTCCAACACCATAAGGGTCACTTGGATTCTCAGTAAAACAGTTAGCCCATTGTACGTGTCCGAATCCTTCATCGTTTGGCATTTCTCCTTCGTAGATTGGATAGTTTCCACAAGCAACACAGTACTTGTTTAGTATAGGATTTTCGTAGTAACGAATAACAACGAATTCTGACTGTTGATTTGGGTCAATTTCAGTATCCGTATTTGTGTTTGCATATTCTAACTTAAAGTATTTAGAGTCTTCGTATTTTTCATGGAACGTATCAGACTTTTGGTCAATTTCATAAATACATTCACCTCGTGACCACTGGTCGTAGATGTTTACAGAAGAACCAATCCAGATTCTTCGTGGGTCGAGTGCTTGACGATAGATGTCGTCATAGATAATTCGTGGTACTCCCTTACTTTCATGTTCAATCTTTCGTGGAAATACTCGGTATGCTCCAAATCCAGAACCAAGAACATTGTAGTAGAAATATTGAAGTGTGTTGAGTCCATTAGCAAGTGGATTTGTCCATGTTCGTTTCCACATTTCATATGCTGTACGAGAATAGATTTTGTCAGATGAAAGAACTGTTGCATCTGGAACCTTAGCACCAAGAACAGATACTGCTGTAATAATCTTAGAAAAAGCAATAGGTTCATTAGATACAGGAACTCGTGTAGAGTCATTTTCTGTATTTCGGTTAATTACTGGAATTTGTGTATAAGAACCACCTTCGTAGATAAATGAATACGCTACACTTGTAGTAGCTGATGGCATTGATGAGTTAGAGGTTGCTGTATTAACAAGATTCTTGTCCATGTATGCAAGAATGTTGTCATATTTTTGTCTGTATTTGGTATCCTTAAAAGATTTCTTGTATTTATCAAGTTTTGTTTGTAATTTATTACCCTTCTTGATTTTTTCTTGTATTTCTTTAGGAATATCATTACCAATTTCGTATGAATCCAACATATCTTGTGCATCCTGTTCAATACCTTGTACTTTTTTTGTTGCCATAGTTTTAATAAGCGTATACGTGATTAATAGTGTCTTTATTATCACACATATTAGTTAATTTGTCAAGTGTTTTACTACTTGTTCATTTTCATAAATATTAAGTCCATTTTTGTAGATGGTTTAGCTTGAGTGTTTTGTTGTTTGAAGTTTTCTACGTACCAAAGCTTGCGTACCATATAGGCAATAGCTGTAGCCATGATAACGTCATCGTGTTTTCCAAGTACCGCCTCTGGTTTTCCTCGTGCATTACGTACGAATGAAATCATTTCGTCTAATAGTGGTGCTTGAGTAAATGCTACATCTGTGAATACAGAGCGAAGCTCCGTAAGCATTGAGTCACGAGACTGTCTGTCAGTACGCCAACCAAAAGTTTGAGCTACTTGCTTTGTTACATCATCAATACGTTGTCTGTAGTAGAGATTAGTATATCCATTACGCTCAAGTTCATTATTTACCCAAAGTCCATCTTTGTTTACTTCGACAGCTAGTAATGCGTTGTTGTACCAGTTTCCTACTGCAATACACACCTCATAGAATTCATCTGGTGGTATTTGCGATTTGTAGATAGCCTGTATTTCACGAGTTTCAACATCAATTACAGTAAGTGTTGAGTAGTCTCCATTGTGAAGACCTTCTGCGGTATCTCCACCAATTACATAAGCACGTTTAGGTTGTGGTTTCTTCCATACCATGAGCGGTCCTGCATATACATCAACAACTTCACGACCAATTACATCAAAATATTCTGGTTCTTGTACCATCATCTTGCATTCAAGAATCTTTTTTTGGTCAAAGTATGGTTTACCTGTAGAAATAAAAGCCTCATCTGCTGTAGTTGGGTATTCTTGGTTCAAACGCTCAACATCTTTCTTAAGAGAAAGCCATCGCATGTAATAATACGTCATTTCTTTATCAGTAAGGCTGTGTTGTTGTTGGTATGACTCCCAGTCAATGTTTCCTCTTTGCATTGCAGAAACTGGTATTACTTCTGTAATATTATCAAGTTCCATATCATCCCACGTCCAGTTGTAGAAGTGTGGATAGAACTGGACCTTAAACAATGCCTCAGTTCCTCTTGATTTTGCATCTAATGCATCCATATATGTATCATAGTATGAACCACTTGCACCTTCAGCTGTAGATTCCATGAACACGTATCCATCCATTGGTACCGCAGGAAGTGTTCCAGTCATAACTTCCTCTGCCCTTTGTGGGAACATTTTAGATAATTTAGCATATTCAGAAATATGAACGTATTGATAAGTACCAGAACGACCAGAGAGAGCCACACCGAAGGTAGATTGTGAACCATCTGCGAATTGAATCGTTAATTTAGTCTTAGAGTTTGTTTTAAAGTCGAAGATTCCTTTGATTTCATCAGGAAAGTTCATAATTGCGAATTTAGCCTTCTTATCGAAGATGTCTGTCATACCTTCCTTAACGTGAGCAATAGCTAAAGCTTCCTTGTTTGGTTTAAATAGTGTTTCGTCAAGAATCCATAAAGTAATCAAAGTAGAAAACCCCAACTGTCGTGATTTTAGGATTATGTTACGGTTTCGTATGTTATCCAGGAAGTGATTTTGTGCCCTTGTGAGTTTAAATATACGTTTTCCATTAGATTTTGTGTTAATTACGTATAGATTTTCCAGTCTCCATCGTTTATCACGTAGTAAGTTAGGATTTGCCTTAAGTAATTCAATAGTTTTAGCCCAATGTTGTTTGAGTTCAGTGGCATTCATATACGAGTTATACCATAAATACGGTATTCTGTCAATGATTACTGTGTAATCGTGTTTTAATTCCAACACAAAAACCCCGTGAGGGGCTCATGTGCAAAAGTAACAATACAAATAAATGTACCGTAGCCATATTTCTATGGCAGAAAGAACAAGTATAGCGTAAGCTACATTCAAATATACTATAACACATAATTAAGTGCTTGTCAAGTGGTAAAAAGACTAGTTTCCGTGTGAAAACACTTGACAAAGGTATTTTAATGTGCTATGATAGTAGTGTTAAGGTAATCCTTGACCAGCAAATAATTAGGGATGCAATGTCTGTAAGAATCTTTACATTGGACACTCATCCCTGGGTATCCGCTGTAAGGATTTTTTATTAGATGCATTGGCATCAATTACCACCCAGGGGGTTAAATGATGAGGGGTAAAACTCATCAGCTTCACGATAAGGGCAAACTCAGAAAGATGAGTCTACCAGATTTGTAAAGTCAGTTTCTCTACTTCCTATGTATAAACTCATGGGGGGTAGGGGGGCTTTCTCCAAAAACAAATCTAGTAAGATAAAAGTAGTATTACACATAAATAATAACATAAGTCTATAATAGATGATAAACTTACTACTTATTGTATATTCACTCAAGAATAACAAAAAGAACGCTCATATGAGGCGTTTTTTGCGTTTAAATAGACATTATGACATATATAGCTATGCCTTTTTTACTGTAATTTATACAAGTTACCATGATTAGTTTACTTTTTATGGATTAGTACTCCATAAATTTATATATTTTTATGGTATGGGACCCTTTTGTATAAAATAGGTGGGGGGGTATTTTTAATACGTATATTGTGTATTAAAGTTTTTGGTGTTTATTTTTAATTTGTATTTTTTGTAT